TTGAGAAACGACCGACACGCCGCTGGCGTGTTGAGAACGAGGTTGTGGCTTGGGCCGCACAAGAAGGTCTCGATGACGACGACATCTACGAAAAGAAGTTGAAGTCGCCACCGCAGATCGAGCGCATCGTTGGCAAAAAGAACTTGCCCGCATCGCTCGTCATAGCTGTATCATCCGGCACATCAATGGTCGCTGATACAGATAACCGTCCGGCTGTTGCCCTGTTGGCAGCAGACGACTTTACCGTTGAATAAGGAAACACCGATGTCAAAAGTTATTACACCTGAAGCAATCATCTCTTATCCACATGTGTTTGAACCACAGATACCGCCCGGTGCAAGTGAGCCAGTATATTCTTGCTGCCTTGTATTCCCTGACGGCACTGACATGTCCGAACTCAAAGCGACAGCAGCCGCTGTGGCCAAAGAGAAGTGGGGAGACAAGACCAAATCGTTAATGGAAGGCGGCAAAATCCGTATGCCTTTCCGCAACGATGGCGAAGAGAAGGGTTATCCTGAAGGCTCGGTCTTCATGAACGTCAAGTCGAAGCAAGCCCCCGGTATTGTCAGCAAGTTTGCTGGCGAGAACGGCAAGCCCGCTGCGATTACTGACCCCAAAGAAATCTATCCAGGTGCAAAGGTTCGTGCATCGTTGCGGGCCTACGCGTACAGCGTGAACGGCAACAATGGCGTTGCCTTCTCACTGGGCAATCTTCAAAAGGTTGGCGACGGTCCCCGTATGGATGGCCGACTGTCTGCTTCGGATGAGTTCACCGCAACGGAACGTCCGTCCGCAGACATCTCCGACCTTGACGATTTGCTCTAAGTGAAGGGGAGGGCCGGGGAGTTTGGAAGTCGCCCCGGCCCTTTTCAATCTAAAGCCTCAGAAATCATCTGGGCTTTTTTGGCTAGGGTCTTAGCCACAATCTCATCGACAGAATTGACAAGGCCAAAAGTCCGCACGATGACGGGCTTTGTCTGGCCGATACGGTGGCAACGCTTAGCCGCCTGCGCGTTCACCGCCGGAACCCAATCCATCTCTACAAACGCCACCTGATTTGCGGCTGTCAATGTAATGGCTGTCGAACAGGCCGTGATCTGGCCAATGAATACGCGCACCTTCGGATCGTCTTGGAAGTTATCAATCGCCGCTTGACGGTCGGCCGATGCCATACCGCCTGCGACTACCACAGGGTTGAAGTCTTTCAGCCTATCGTAAAGCGCCTGGATTGCGTCGGTGTGGTAGGCAAAGATTACTATCTTGTCGTAGGCATCATCGGCCAATTCACCCGCTATCTGTGTGGCGATGGGCGCTGCCTTGGCCGTACCCGTCAGCCGTCTTAATGACGCGATGTGAGGGGCAAGGCTCTCGATCTCAGAAGACAAGTCTTGATTGGTAAGCGAATGCGCGAGGATCATATCGACGGCTTCAGCTTGGCGTGGGTCGTCGATGTGCTTGCGGTCGCTCCAGTTGTCAATCTCAACTGGTGCGCTCTGCCACCAGATAGGCGGCAAATCTTTCAGCACAACCTCGCCCTTGCGGCGCAGCATCATAGCCTTCAGCACGGTCTTGAACTCGTCCATGCGCTCGGCCTTGTTGCCAAGAATTTGCAGGCCGAACTGTCCGCTCCAAGTCTTGCAGAAATACGTTGTGTATTCGGCGAAATTTAGAGGGTACTTCCAAATCGCTTTGAGATGTGTCCAGAAATCACTGACGTTGTTAGGAATGGGAGTACCACTAAGAAGCCAAACACGATCAGCGAAACGAACAAGCCCATCGCCGCGACAGTACTGACCATATAGATACTTTGTGCGCTTAGCAGTACGGTTCTTGAGATAATGCGCTTCATCCAAGACAAGAACGTCTGGCTCAAACTTTGCGATTTCATTGCGGACCTCCTTCGACTGAGTAATCTTATCGTAGCTAAAGACTTTCACTTCGCGCTCGACGGTTCCCCACTTCTCGAACTCACGACGCCAGTTAATCTTGGCGATGGCGGGGCAAACGACAACGACTTTTGTCAAGCCGAGTGTATCACACGCTGCAATAACTTGAAGTGTTTTGCCAAGGCCCTGCTCATCAGCAAGGAATGCGGCTGGGTTCTTACAAAGAAAGTCTGCGCCGACTTTTTGGTAATCGAATAGATGGTTCATCGTCTTCCCTCTCTCCGGCGTAACAAGCAAGAAGCGCAGCTTCGGCCCGTCCGTCGTCCTTTTTCCGTGCAAAGAGATGGGCGTAATCGGGGAACAATTCTTGTGCCCGCTGCCGACTACCGTCCTTCCCTCCGAACGTGCGCATAGACTTAATCCAAGTCGCAGGCGGTATCAACTGAAAAGGTACAGACAGGCCAGCAAGAACACCTTCGACGATACCGGCGGCACGGCCAAAGCTGAACATCGAAGACACACCTTGGCCTGGCATGGCGTGAACCTTCTCGATAAGGGCGTTGATTTCTCCACCTACATGTGGGCGTAGGCTATCTGCCAGCATGTGCGCGTCAACTTGATTGACGACACGCGGTCCGCGCTTGACCTTCAAGGTAGGCATGTCGATGATGACAAGTTCTCGGCTATCCTTATCCAGAATAGCGACAGCCCCGAACGCGCCAGGATCAATACCCATGAACTTCATAGGCTATGTGTATAGTATTAGAAGCTAGTTCGCAAGTGACTGCGTGGCCCCAAAGACTTACGGTGGCGAAGCCCGTTGGGTTTGTGGCGACGCTTTGCTTTCGGCTGCGGTTGCCATGACATATCTTTAGCACCACTCTTCTTGGCCATCACTTGCCTTTCGTGTATACCTTATAATCGCCGGGGTCTGTGAACTGAGTACCGACGGGGAGTGCGTCATACTGTTCTTGGTTCTTGAGAAGAGGGGCCTTGCTCAACTGGCGCAGCAACGTATCGGCCTTCATGCCAGTAGTGCTTTCGACTTCACGATTTAACATAATCTTTTCTTCGCGGTTCATACCCTTATACTTCTTTAGCAAAGAAAGTTCTGGGTTCTCCGCGTTGAACTTAGCGTTGGCTGCTTCACGCGCCTTGCTGTAAATCTCTTTGATTGCTGCGGACTTGCCGACGTTATCAAGGTTCTGATACTCAGGAGACTGCAACAACGGTGCGATCCCGCGCTCGGCGATGATGCCGAGGTCGCGGTTTACAAGGCGGTCGATAGCAACCTCGCCAGTCTTTGACCCTACATCGTAGGCAGTAAGGCCAAGTTTATCCAACTCGCTCTCGACAATGTTCTTGGGCGGACGGATTGTGGCTCCAAGAAGCTGACGCAACGCCGGGTCTTCAGTGGTCAACGGCCCTTCACGCGTGGCGGATACCGCCGCCGGAACACCCATTGCCTGCTGCGCTCCAGGGATTGGACGCACAAGAGCGGCAAGTGGGTTGTCCTTAGTGTCACGGTAGACCGCTTCTTCCGGATCGTACTGGGCGTAGAAATCTTTGAACGTGCTGAACGGCTGAAGGAAACCAGCACCTACATCCGCCAACCAACTTGTCGCAATGGTCTTGGCTTTGTCGAGGTTTCCAGCAGCGCCGGATAAATCCTTGAGAAGCTGATCGGTTACATACAGGCCCGTGCCTGCACGGAACTGCGCGCCGGATAGACCTTGAAGAATATCTTTCGTCTCGAAGGCTTGATCGAGAGTGTTATCCTGCGCTCGTTTGATGAGGTCGGCGACTAAAAGATATGGAGCCGCAGGGAAGTACGGACGAAGGTCAACAGTTTTACCGTTGGGCAAGCGGCCTTCGTACCATTTCTCTCCAGCGTTTTCGCTGTTGCGGAATTGATACGCACCGTACAGCATCGACGAGCCAACGATAGCTTTCGACACAGCCGACACATCGCCTGTCGCAAACTTGGCGCGTTCGGCTTCAGTCAGCAACTTAGTGAAACCAGCCGGGCTGTAGTCAAACTGGAACTTTAACGCGTTCATCATGAAGCGCGGAAACGGCATGATAGTTGTACCGACAACACGGGCGACGGTTCCAACCTTACCCATCTTGTCCAGCATATCCCCGAACTTATCGGCCACTTCAGATTTGCCGGAGTAAGTGAAGCTAAGGGTATCGTCGAGTGCCTTGGCCCATGCTTCTTCAGGAAGATTTGCCATGCCGCCTGTGTCAACAAGTTCATCGAAATCTAAATTAAGGCGTGTCGCTTCTCGGCGTAGATAGACTGGGAACATAGCTTTGCGTGTGGCTGTTTCCGATACGCGGTTGAAAAGGTTTGCAACGTCAACGGCCTTCTCAACTTTTGCGAACGCATCTTTCCTGACTACACGCGAGACATCCGCCGCGTAGGTAGCCGCTAATTCTTTTTGTATTTCTGGCTGCACATTCTTCATCTGCTCCCAGAACTTAGTGTTCCGACCGGGAGCAAAACGATCCACAAGAACAGCCGCCGCGTCAAGTGGGTTAACGCCAACCTTCTCTTTACGGAAAGGATTAGCCGCAGCATTGACCGCGCTATCCATAAGGTTCGTAGCTGCGTCGATAGGCACGCGGCCTGCGGACGATATGACGTTGCGCATTGTAGTGGCAACGCTCGATACAAGCGCACCGCGATAGGTGTTGGACAGTCGTTTCCAAAAGTCCATACCGTCCGCTTCTTGAAGGCCAAGTTTAGCAATGTCGGCAGCTTCTTTGGGAACATACCGGCTGGCAATGCTGAACCGCTGCATCACACGAGCGGCATCGCCTAAGCCTTGGCGTGATCCAGTGATAAGTTCAAATAGGTCTTCGTCTTTAAGGTCATACTTTGTTACGAGTTTAGATACTTCTTCCGCCGGAAGAGTGCCTGCTTTGAAGTGACGATAGAAGAACTCGGAGAACGGCATGTCGGCTGGACGTTGCAACCCTGCAAGATTGCTGTAGTCTGCGGCAAAGTTCGCAACCTTACCACCAATTTCAGCGGTAGGCACGGGCTGCGTCTGACCCTTTACTTGCATAGCCTCGATGGCAGGGATACCTGTTTCGGGGGTAGACGCTGGCAGATCATACGCTGCATTACGCGGTGCTACCGCAGGCACAGGGATTTCCGCTGCGGCCACGGGGGGTTCCGGTAACTCAACAGCCTTTGCTATTGTGCTTGGTACGACAGGGGGTGGGGCAATAGGGGTAGCAACAGCAGCCATCTCTGGGGAGAGCGCTGTCTCTGGAACTACTGCCGCTAATTCATCTGCAACTGCGATAGGGCCAGTAGCTAACCGGCTGATACCCGCGCTAAGTTCTGGCGCTACACGCCTAACACCGGCTGCGATTGGTCTACCTGCAAATGGTAGAACAGTAAGCCCAGTGTTTAAGTAATCTGTACCTGTTCCGCGACCTAGTAAAACGTCACCGATACTGGTTTCGATTGCGTTAAGGCCGATAAGGCTTTCGATGTTTGAAACTACATCTTGGCCGTACTGAGCAGCGCCGCGTTCATCAAAACCAGGAAGCAGTCCGGCTACATTCGCAACGCCAGAAGAGATTGCATCGTAGATGCCACCCGTAATTGTAGTCGGGGTGACTGCGGTTAGTTCTGGTTGCCGGTTTGTGGTAACAACATCCTCGCCCGTTACTGGCGAACGTGCGACAATCGGCGCTGCGAGTGTAGGGCCTTCATAGTTCTTTGCAAGCCAAGCGTCAGCCGCAGCTTTAAGTTCGGCGTCATTGCTAAGCGAAGTTACGCCGGGGAGCGTAATCGTCTCCCCAGTGGTAGGAATTTCCAGAAATACTGGTGCGCCTTTTGGCTTAGTCTCAGCCATTTATAATCCTATCGACGGATGATTGGTGCGCCGGTTGCTGGCGGAAGAAGTCCACTAAAGATGTTTCCGGATACTGGCGCTTTCTGGCCCGTCTTAATCTGACGTGTTGGGTTCTTTGGATCAAAAGCAACAATCTCTCCACCTTCAACTGTGCGGAACTGATACGACGGCGCGCTGCCACCACCTTCACCTCGGCCGTCACCACGAGCAAAGCGCGCCTTATCCAACGCAAGACTGCTGGCTTGATAGGCTGTCATCTGCTTTGGGATTGACAGAACAAGTGCGTTCGTATCTTCGTCACGAATTTCAATCGCGTTTCCAACATCAATTTCGCGTGTCTTGGCTGGCAACTTCTGATCGGTAACGACAGATGAACCATCGCCGAATGTCAGTCGCACGTTGCCTGTCGCCGGATCGCGGTCACGGTTAAAGACTTGCTTAGGCCGGAAGGCTTCTGCCTGCACCAACTTAAACGCTTCTGCCGTATCTGAATTTTCAAGAACGCCGCGCTGGCCTTCTGGCAAAGCCGAAGCGTATTGCTTGATGAACGCTTTCTGCTGCTGCTCTCTCTGCTGTGACTGTTGCAACTGGGCAATCTGATACTGAGCGTTCAGCTTATCCATCTGTTGCTTACGCACGCCCTGAAGAACAGCGGCCGGATCAGAAGCGCCACGGCTACCAGCGGCCTGAAGTACTTGACCAACAGCCGCTATTTTCTGGGCAGTTGATAGTGGGCCGATGCCCCCACTCATGAGAGCCTGCATATCCGCAACGTACTTTGCCGTCGGCGAAAGTTCAGGCGCTGCTGAAGCTACTGGCGAAGCCAGAATAGCCGCCGGATCAATAGTGGGCATAGCCGTGCCACTTGGTTTTTTACCACCAATACCAAGTGAACGCATTAAGGTTTCCATTGCAGACGCCATATTATCCTCCCTTTGAGAATAGTTCAAGGAGAGTACCAATCGTGGACGCAGCCGAACCAACTTGGCCCAGCGTTGACTGGCCCGGTGCAGTTGTCGTTTGCGTGACCGGAGATGGAAGACCCTGCGAACCCATGAGCAATGTCTGAAGCTGCTGCTGTGGGAAGCCGCGCTGTTCGAGGAAGTCCTTGTAGGCCAGATCAAGGTTCTGCTGAGCCATGCCGCGCTGTGCTTGGCCTGCGCCTTGAAGCATTGCAGCGTATGCTTGCTCGTTGCCAAGCGCCTGTTGGCCGTAGCCTGCAAGAGCGGATGCACCCGCAAGCTGCTGACCCGGCAGACCCTGTGCAAACCCAGCGGCTTGCGTGTATCCCTGATTATACAGGTTCGCCAGCGTCTGCGCTGTATTCAAATCTTCTTCGCCAGCAAGCTGCGCTTCATATACCCCACGACGTTCGTTGCCGAATGCCCGCGAAGAAGCAAGCTGAGCCTTGGTCGCAGCGTCACGCTCGGCGCGGTTCTGTGCCAATCGTGCCATCGTGGCGTCGATGACGTTGGTCTGGAACGGCGACATGAAGCCGGAGACATCTTGCTGAAACTGCTGCGGCGAGTAGCCTGCTGCGCGCTGGGCAACGGCGGTAGCTTCGTTAAGCTGTGGCATACCAACTTGGTTGGTGGCAGCGCCGATTGCAGTCTGGAACGCCTGCTCTTCAGCAGGACGGAAGCCCGCGATACGCGGCCCTTGATATGCCTGATACGGAATAGCCGCAACTTGCTGTGCGGCTCCGTAGTTACGCGCCAAGATATCCTGAATGAAAGGATTTAGTGACTGAGTTTGCGTAGTAGTTGTCGCCATTATATTCCCCAAGCGGACTGACCGCCTAATCCTTCGTTATTAACACAAAAATAAACGGATTGACAGCCCATTAGACGTGCCGCGCTCTGACTTGTTCAGAGTGAGTTACATAAATTTCAACATGATGTCCGTCTGCATCGACTAAAATCAATCTAGCGGGTGGATGAATAAACACATCTTCGCCCATCGTATACTTCATATTCATCGCCTGCTCAATCAAGCGGTTACGCTGCGCTTCATACAGCGGGTCGTATTGCGCAGGGGGAGTTGGGAGTTTTAGCCTCATCGACGCCCACCCGGTATAGCATTAAGCCGCTGCGTCCCAACCCGCCAATCAGAGTTATCAACGCCAGTCACCCTCATCTGGATTTGTCGGCCATTGAAGCGGACAGATGTAGGGTTCGTCAAGGTATAAGGGCCGAAGGTCTGCTTATCGCCATTCGGATAATAGCGCGAAGAGAAGGTCGCGGTCACTTCGCCCTGGTTGCGTTCGTCGGGGATCATCTCATTGATATACAGGATGTTGTCGCCCTGTCCAATTTGCACCGGCCCTGTCTCGGCGTACACGCTTTCCGTGCCGTGGTTCAGACCAATCTCGTGATCGTAGATAAAGCCATCGTCCGTTACCATCAACGGGTTGGCGAACACACCACGGTCGATACCGGCAGAGCGGCCCAAAGAACCAATAGACCAGTTGTTCTGGACATAGTTCCAGATAACATAGCGGTTGTTCTCTTGGCTTGAGGCCGATGGGTAGAAGAACCACACTTCATCGAACTGTGAGTTGTTGACGGCGTAAACCTTGCTGATCTGCGCTTGGTTAATGTCGGAGAATACATAGTCCGACACTTCGCAGGGAACAGCCTTGACGTAGCCATCATACATATAGAAGCCACGCGAACCCATCCACACGGCGAAGTTATCCTGAACAGCAATCGCATTCGGTCCCGCAAGGCCGCAAGCACGACCCGCAAACTCGGATGTGTATACAAATGGCTGGCCGACATAGGATACAACGTGCGCGTCGATATCCGTGAGAACGAGGACTTGGCCGCGAACGCGCTTGGCTGTGATAATTTTACCACCCGTTTGCAACTCAAGGCTACCGGCAAGGTTCGTCGATGCTGCCGTCCAAATCGTGTTATTCTCAAGATCAGACCATGCAATCTTACGCGGATTGCCAGATGCACCAAGAGCAAAAACTGAGCGTTCGTTAGTGACAAGAACGCCTGTGTTAGATACCGGCGCGTTCGTCAACGCTGCGGCAACAGTCGGCGTTGCCGTGTCTAACTGCCACTCGTAAATCTTGCCGTCAAAGTTTGAGCAGCCAAGAAGATACTCGCCCCATGTATCAAGTGTCCATGTGGTGGCCGGGGTAACAACACCAACGTCTGGGCGCGGCGTGCCGTAAAATCCGTCGCCGTAAAGACCAACGCCGTAGCCGCCACCGACAGATGCATTCGCATTGCCGGGAACAAACCCGACAGGCGTGATGTCCACAATCACACTGGACTGTGTAATGGCGTAGAGTTTGGAATGTGTGCCAACAGAGATGTAACGGGTGCTGTTGTTAGAGCGCCACGAAATCATGCCACGGGCTTTGCCGCTAAGAGCAGTAGTGGTTCGTTCCTGCCATCCACCGACGGGACGCATCATCCCCTCGACCCAGCGCACAAGGTTCACGTCATACCACCGGCCAGAACTATCAAGTTCGGTTCCGTTGCGGTATACACCCGGCGGGATACTTATAGGAATGAGCGCCATTTAATTACCTGTGTCTAAGACTAAAGTTCTTATATCACTTATTTGGAGATTTTTACAGCCTCTACCCATGCTTGAACCGTCAAGCGATGCTTGGCGCTGCAATCCGTATACTTTGCGATGACATCCGCTTCCCAAAGCGCCCGCTCAGGGTCGATCAGTACCAGTGGCGGGTTACTCAGGGTCGGACACTTCGCTGCTAGGTTTGCCGGAGGAAGCGGCATTGGCGTCACGGACACCGCTTTCGAGCAACCCGCGCAAAGCGTCAGGAGCAGCGCAATCAGCAGCAACGGCAGGAACCGTTTTGTATATTTCACGAATAGTGTTGGTTCGTTCGGTTGCCACCACATCGGCTTGATCTCGTTCAAATTCGTAGGTTTGCGAAACATTGTCTACTACCTCTTGTTTCTTGACGCGCAGCTTCTCAGCTTTTTCCAGCGCCTTTGCGTATGCCGCATCGCACTGCCAATCACGGACTTTATACCCAGAGGCCGCGCCAATAACAAGCGCACCGCCCAGTGCATACAGCATTATTGGATTAGGCATCAAAGCCATGCGGCGTACTTCTTCGTCTTGGCCTTGCGGTCATCGAGGCCGTGCGTGCCGCCGTTGATCCGCTTTGTCAGCGCAAGGATTGCACCTTCGCCTGTGCCTTGGTCACAGATCGACCACAACTTGTTCTTGTCGAAGAACCACAACGCGCTTTCAAAACATAACTCACCCGACACAAGATCGGGGTTATCCATTACTTCGGGTCGTCCGATGTAGGCGGCGAATGCTTGATAATTTGCTTTGCCAGTAAGTTGGAGAGCGCCACGTCCACGGAACTTCCAGCCATCCCCAGACGCTTCATCACCATTGCCCATGCGATTTGCGTATACCCGATTAGCAATCTTTTTTGGCTGGCGTTCATACGCTTTAGCCATTGCGTCAGTTGGGAAATACTTTCTAAAAATGCCACGAAGTCCTTTTGCGCCATAATTCAAATTCTCCGAGAATGCTTTGAAGCCGCCACTTTCATGCGCCGTTTGAGCAAAGAAATGTGCAGCACGATCAGGTGATAGTTTATAAAAAGCCGCAGCTTTCTTAAACGTGCCTGGGCCGAATGCACCATCTGCCGTTACTCCGATTTTCTTTTGCAGTTCAACAAGGCTCACTTATCTTTTCCCTTATTCCACAATTCAAACAATGTTCTGATCTTCTCTTCCGTCACGCCAAGGCGCACATCCATCTTGGCAAGGACGATGACCAGTGAGATGAACGCAAGAACAAGCGGCCATAGTTGGCCGATCAGTTCAACGGTAGATAAGTCACCTGCCATTTATGCCCCCGGATTACGCCAGTCAGGAAAGTCGCTTTCATCAACTACGCCGTCGTTATTGGCGTCGTAGCGTAGGTCGTTGCGGTACTTCTCCCAAGGCTCCATGTCATCGTCCTCTTCAGGCTCGTCAATAAAGACAGTGCCGTTCGGATCGCTGTATGGCTTGGGTGCTTCTGGCTCAGGCGCTACCTCTTCTAGCTTCTTGTCACGCGCATTGGCGTTGAGGCTCAAGCCACCGAGCAATCCGACGAACGCACCGATGATTGTTTGGAACGCTGGGTTAACCGTGTCAAGAATTGCGGTGCTGTCCACTACATCATTCGGAACAAATAGACCGATGACGAGTGCCAGCACAACAACGAGTATAACCGCCGATAGCGTGACAATAGCCACGCGAATAACAAACTCAACGGTATCGTTTACGCCTTCGGCGTTGCTTTCAAATTCTTTTAAGAAACTCATCGGTCTGCCTTATGATCTAGCTTGTCTTCAATCCGGCGGAGGTGGAGCATCACCTCATCAAACTTCTTGTCGATGGCGTTGAACTTCTCTTCGCCGTAATCCAGCTTCGTTTCTAGAATTGCGAGGCGATTGCTTAACTGCGTCCACACGCCAATAAGGCCGAAGACGCCAGCGATTAAAGTCAGAAGGGTATCAAGGCCGAAACTTGTATCCATCGACTGAAGTCTCTACCAAGGAAGCGCGGGATGCACGACAGGCGGGTTGGCCTGGTCAGCAATCTGTTGCGCTACGCTGGCTTCGTAAGCTGCGACTTGCTCTTCACCAAGTGCGTCCTTAACCCAACCGATCACCTGTGCTTCAGTCAGCGAGGCGTAGGGGGCGAACGGTGCATCGGCGTCGAGCGTAACGCCAGCGGAGCCATAGACGCCACCAGCGTGTTCGCCATCAACACCGTCAAGACGCCAGTGAACGCAAAATACGACATCGCTTTGGCCTTCAGCTTCGGGGTATGCGTCAAGCTGAACGACGCTCCATGTGTTTGCAACTGCCATTTTACTTTCCTTCTAGTTCGGCGAGACGCGCCCGCACTGATTGCAATTCTTTGACCAGCATCGGGACCAGCTTGGAGTAGTCCACGCCCATAGTGGCGTCGGGGTCTTCTGGTTGGTTGACTGCCTCTGGCGCGACTTCAAGAAGTTCCTGCGCAATGAAGCCGTAACGCTGCTCACTATCGTCTGCGTTCCACTTAAAGCTGCGAACCTGTAATGCGTCGATGAGGCTTGAGGCTTCTGGTGCGTCTACGATGTCGTGCTTTAGGCGAACGTCTGAAGTGACGTTGTACGACGTGGTTGTACCGCTAACGCCAATCGACCCTACAACGCCATTAGGGTTGTTGAAAACAATAGCATCTACCGCAGATGTGTTTGAAGACACCATTCCTATGCCATTAGCTATACCCGAACCAAAGTTGGCGATTGTAACACGCGCTGAGTTAACAACCGTTGTCGTCCCCACCAGCAAGTTGCCGCTGCTGTCGATGCGCATTTTCTCTGTGTTATTGGTTTTAAACAGAAGATTGTGGTTTGTTGTAGTACCCAGTGACCCCTGCACCCCACCTTCTGCTGACATAAGTATATTGCAAGTACCAGCAATTACCGCAGCATCAAACTGCACTTGTAGCCTATACGCTGGCGAACTCGTACCAATCCCGACGTTGCCGCTGCTGTCGATGCGCATA